GGTGCACAAAACCCCGATGGATCTACTAATTACATTAAAGATGTTATTAATAATCAATCAGAATATATTTGGATGGCTGGTTTCGGCGATGTAAATAGATTCTCTGCATTAGCTGGAACAACTGCAGATAGCGGAGAAAGTTATATACAAAGAACTGGAGCTCCAAAAATAGAAGAGATACAGTTAACAAACGGCGTAAATTCAGGTGCATTAACACCAACTGAATATGCTACTGGATTCGATAAATTCGAAGACGTTGATACAATAACTGTCGACTTCCTTATCGCTCCTGGCATGTCATCAAGATCAGATCAAACAACTGTTGTTAACGATCTTGTAACAATAGCACAAACAACACGTAAAGATTGTGTTGTAACAGCTTCACCTGCAAGATCAGATGTCGTTGCATCCTCAACTCCGGTAACAAGTGCTATCACAACAGCTGATACATTTACCAATTCATCTTACCTTATCGTAGATAATAACTACCTTAAAGTATATGACAAGTACACTGATCAATACATCCAAATTCCGGCATCTTCAAGTACTGCTGGTATTATGGCTGCATCAGACTTCAATACTGCACCTTGGTTCTCACCAGCTGGTCCACGTAGAGGTCAATATGTAGGTATTACATCATTGTCTTATTCACCAAACAAATCAGAAAGAGATTCGCTTTATAAAGCAGGTCTTAATCCTATATCAAATATACCTGGACAAGGTGTATTGTTATTTGGTGATAAAACTAAATTAGCAAGACCAAGTGCATTCGATCGTATTAACGTACGTAGATTGTTCCTTGCGATTGAAAGAGCTATTTCGATAGCTGCACGTAACGTTATGTTTGAATTCAATGACGAATCTACTCGAGCAGAATTCCAAAACGTAGTTGAGCCTTTCTTAAGAGAGATTCAAGGACGAAGAGGTATTACTGACTTCAGAGTAGTTTGTGACACTACAAACAATACTGCCGCAGTAATTGATCGAAATGAATTTAAAGCAGACATCTTCATCAAACCAGCACGTTCAATCAACTATGTAACTCTAAGTTTCGTAGCTGTAAGAACTGGCGTTGACTTTGAAGAAGTTGTAGGCACAGTTTAATTGACAGATAGGAGAATATAAACATGGCTATTCTTGGAGTAGACGACTTTAAAGCCAAGTTGAAAGGTGGCGGCGCCAGAGCCAATCTGTTCAAAGCGACTATCAACTTTCCAGCATACGCATTAGGTGATGTAGAAATAACATCATTCTTATGTGAGGCTGCTCAACTTCCTGGTTCTACATTTGGTGTCATCGAGATGCCATTTAGAGGTAGGTTCTTAAAAATGGCAGGTGACCGTACGTTTGACACATGGTCACCTACAATTATAAATGATACGGACTTCGGTGTTCGTAACTCAATGGAACGATGGATGAACGGTATCAATGCTCACAGAGCAAATACTGGTCTTGTTGCTCCAGTTGATTACGAAGCTGATCTGTTTGTAGAGCAAATCGACCGTGACGGCAACAGTCTAAAGAAATATAACTTTAGAGGTTGCTTCCCAACATCACTATCACCTATTGATGTTTCATACGGTGCAAACGATGAAATCGAAAGATTCAGCGTTGACTTCCAGGTCCAGTACTGGGAAGCTGCAGACACAACCAATTAAGGTTCGTATATATAAGACTATAGCGAGGCATTCATTTGCCTCGTTAAACCCTATTATTGAAAGAAAAATATGGCGGAAAACAGCTTAAAATTATTCGGTTTCGAGCTTCGCAGAGCTAAAAAAGTTGAAGCGGAGAAAGAAAAGCTGAAATCGATTGTACCTCCGGTTGACGAGGATGGTGCTGGTTACGTAACTGCTGCCGGTGCACATTATGGTCAATACGTCGATATAGACGGAGACAAATCAAAAGACAACTACCAGATGATACAAAAGTATCGTGGTACTGCGTTGCATCCTGAAGTTGATGCTGCGATAGAAGATATTATGAATGAAGCAATCAGCGGATCTGAAGAAGGTTTTGCTGTACAACTTGAAATGGAATCATTAAAAGCTTCAAACGGAATTAAAACTAAGATCCAAACAGAGTTCGAAGAAATCTTAAAGATGTTACACTTTACGGATCTTGGTCATGATATATTTAGACGATGGTATATTGACGGAAGAATAACATTTCACTTAGTTGCAAATGTAGATAATCCTGCTAAAGGTATTGAGGATATAAGACCTATCGATTCTGCAAAGGTTCGTAAGGTGAAAGAAGTTAAGACTTCAAAAGATCCTGTTACTGGTGCTAAGATTATTGAAAAATCAGAAGAATACTACATTTATCAAGAGAAACCAGGTCAGCAACAGTCTGGCGTTAAACTAACTAAAGACTCTGTTCTTTATGTTACATCTGGATTACTTGATGAAACACAACGGAAGATTATATCATATCTTCACAAAGCAATAAAACCGCTCAACCAGCTACGTATGATGGAAGATTCATTGGTAATCTATCGTCTTGCGCGTGCACCTGAGCGTAGAATATTCTATATTGATGTCGGTAACTTACCAAAAGGTAAATCCGAAGAATATATGAAAGGCATAATGGCGAAGTACCGTAACAAACTTGTATACGATGCTTCTACTGGTGCAATTAAAGATGACAGAAAACATATGTCAATGCTTGAAGATTTCTGGTTACCACGTCGTGAAGGCGGCAGGGGAACAGAAATTTCTACATTGCCAGGTGGTGATAACCTTGGACAGATAGACGATATCATCTATTTCCAAAAACGACTCTATAAGTCTCTTAACGTACCAATTGCCAGACTTGAGCAAGAATCACAATTTAGTCTTGGTAGATCTACTGAGATCTCAAGAGACGAGCTCAAGTTTCAGAAATTTATCGATAGGCTTCGTAAACGATTCTCTATACTCTTTGCAGAGATACTCAAACGTCAGCTGATACTTAAAAACATTATTACCGAACAAGATTGGGACGAATGGGGATCAGACGTACACTTTGATTATATAAGAGATAATCACTTTACAGAGCTGAAAGATGCAGAGTTACTTCGTGAGCGTCTACAAACATTAGACATGACTCAGCAATACATTGGAGAATACTTCTCGAAAGAATATATATTTAGAAATGTATTAATGATGGGTGACGAAGAAATTAAAGATATTAAAAAGCAAATAGCTGATGAGGAATCATCAGGTGAAATACCAGATGATGAAGCAAAAGCTGCAGAAGCAGAAGCACAGAGTGCTCCACCTGCACCAACCCCCGTTAAAATAGTGAAAGATGATGAGGAAGATAATGGCTGAAGAAGAACAAATGACAACCGCGAGTGGTGATCCACATCCTGCAGCAGGAATAGCTGATATGATTGATTTAGCATATGCTCAGGATTTTAATAAAGCAACAGAAATATTTAATGATCAGATTGGTCAAAGAATGACGGCTGCTCTCGATCAGGAAAAGATTGCAATAGCAGATCAAATATTCAATGATAAAGAGGAGATAGACGATGAAGAGCTCGAAGCAAGTGATGAGACCGATGAAGCCGAAGGTGGCGAAGAAGTCGATACTGATGCAAGTACCGAAGATACCGAAGAGTCCGATCCTACCGAAGAAGCCGAAGAAGACGAAGAAATAAATTCCGAAACCTAATTATTTTTTTTTATAAATACTACAAACGAATTAAGAGTGTAACATAAATGATAACATTTCAAGAATTAAGAGAAAAAATGTTACCTGGCATGCCTCCTGGAGAGCACGTTTTTGGTAAGAAAATGGGTGGTGTATATGTCATGATACACAAAGAAAAAGATGGCATGTATTGCTTATACATTGATAATGAAAAACTAGACAAATATCCTACATTAGCCAGAGCTAAAAAATCTGGTGAGGAATTTGTAAAAGCCGCAAAGAAAGAAAAGAAATGAGTCAGATCATATCCCCTAAAAGTACTGAAGCAGCTGCTAACGGCTCTGGTGCAAAAACTAATGTAGGTCTTGCAAGTGTTGTAAGAGCAGTTAATACATCTGCAAGTGCAGCCACACTCGTTAGTCTGACTGAAGCAGGTGGAACAGTGATTGGTACAACAACATTAGCTCAAAGTGAAAGCATACTAATTCATAAAAATCAAACAGAATGTGTATTTGCAGGTGCAGCAACCGTATTATTTTCTGCTGTAAATACAAGAGGATAATATGGCAACATCCGTACAACTTAGACGGGGTACAACAACCCAAAATAACGCCTTTACAGGTGCGTTGGGTGAAGCGAGCGTTGATACAACTTTAGATACTATACGGGTACATGACGGAAGTACAGCAGGCGGTTTTGAGATTACTCAGAATGCTGCAGTGCAGACTCTTACAAATAAAACACTTACTTCACCAAAAGTAAATGGATCTACTGCTGTTACTGCAACAGGTGCGGAATTAAATATTTTAGATGCAAGCGTAGGTAATACAGCGCTAGCAACCGAT